TATCTCTAGACAAAGATGTTGAATGCCTTCGAGAACTCTCCCTCCTTGCTGAATACGATCTGTTGGAGTTGCAAGATATTGAGTTTATAAAAACCGCATCAGGAACCAAATTTAACCTAACTGAAGCAAGCTCAGGAGAACAATGTGTAATCTTCAATATTTTTTCAATCGCCGGCGCAATCTCCGACGACTCAATAATTCTTATCGACGAACCTGAGCTTAGCCTACATCCTGATTGGCAAGGTAAGTTCCTGCCACTTTTAGAGGAATCATTTAAGTTTTATAATAGATGTCACTTTATTATTGCCACACACTCCCCTCAAATAGTCTCCTCAATACCTAAAGACAACTCTTATCTAATAAACCTAGAGCTTGGGCACGACACAATCCTTGAAGGCTCAAAAGTTTCTGCACAGTCAGCCGACTTTCAACTAGCTTATATTTTTTCTGCGCCTGGCTATCGAAACGAACATTTAATAACTAAAATTATAGAGTTACTGTCAAAAATTAGAGACAACCAAATACCAATCCAACAACTTGAAATCGAAGCAAACAATCTTCTAGAATTCTATGAAGTCATTCCTGATGCAGACCCTGTAAAAACCCTATTAGAGACATTAAGGGAAATTCTGGAGGCCATAAAAAATGCAGGAAGTTAAATTTACTGCCTCCCAAATGAAAATCGTTGACAAATTCGAGTCGTCTTTAGAGAAACAAGCACAGGACTGGGACAGGGATGAATTTTCAGAAATAAAGAAACATATAAAAAACCATTACATCACCGAACAAAACTACACTTGCTTTTTTTGCAGGCAGCGCTTTGTAAATAATCATGGGCGCGTATGGGATATCGAGCATATTCTTTCCAGAAGCGCATATCCAAAATTCATGTTTCACCCCAAAAATTTGTGCATTACATGCCCAGAATGCAACATGGCAAAAGGGGATAAATCGTCATTAAGCTCAGAAAAGATACGAGTGCTATTCCCAAGCCAATCCTCTAGTTACAGCATAATACACCCTCATTTCGACATCTACGAAGAACATATTGAGGCAACTGTACCGGGAAAAATGTACCGCCTTCGATCAAAAAAAGGAAGAACAACCTATCGAACTTATGGCCTAGATAGGTTCTTGATGATCTCAGAGAGATCGAATGCAATAGACGACCAAATTAGCCATATCGTTAGATCCATAGCATCATGCGACGACATAAATGAAAGAAAATCATTAGTATTTGAACTTATTGAAAGCGCCCTATTAGAATACCCAGAAACATTGGGGGCAGCGAGAACTATAGAAATCATTAAAGACCTGAAAAAAACTTAGGGCCACTTTATTAGTGGGTACACTCATCAATACAAGGCCATGGCTGTATATAAATTTTATTTCTTGCTTGCTTAAGCAATATTGGCAGGTGGTTTAGCAATTTCAGTACGCAATCTCTGACGATGATAATTCAACCCAAAACCGCACCACAAGCTCACAGTTGAGCCCATCCGTGCCACCAGCGACTACACAAAGTTTGTACATGTGATGGATCGACTACGTACCTCGCACAGGACCGATATCTCGAGATGGTTTATGACCACGGACTAGTGCACAGACAGCGTAGGCGTTCCGCCATAAAGATGGTAATAGGTCGCTGCCTTCATCTGCGCCTCATAGATCAGACGTAGCCTTTCGACAGTGGCAGCTGGTTCTCCGCGCTCTTTTGCCTCCAAGTAGCCCCGATGGGCATCTCTGGCCTGCAAGTACAGTGGATGGTCTGGCATAATCTGCTCGCGATCGCTCACGGCGGCGGCTCCCTGCGGTTAATCAATGCAGTATAGGAGGCCTCGCACGCCAGGCCAGCTACTCGGGCACGGTCATACGCTTTCGCCAACTCTCCCGCTCGAGCATCAGCCCGTGCGAGCAGGTCGGAGAGCACCATGGCGGCGCGGGTGGCTGTCTGGCCTCGGGCGATAGCAGCGGGATCCGGGGTCGGGCAACTGATGGTGGCGGCGAGCTGGGTAGCGGCGTGCTGCAACCGCTGGCCAGCAGCATCGGCGTCAGCAGCACCAGCGTCAGCCACTTGGGTTTGTTCGTGTGCATGGGTTCTTGCCTCTTCCTGCGCCTGAGCGCGTCGTTGTTCCTCTTCGCGGGCATCGCGCTGGCCCAGGGCCTCGGCCTGCCATTCGCCGCTGTCGCGCTGCGCCGATGCAGTCAGGCCCAGGCTGCGCTCCACCGATCGACCATGCTGGTAGGCTCCCCAATACGACGCCAGTACCAGGGCCAGCAAGCCAAGTCGCGCTAGCCAGGTCACTGCAGCACCTTCAGCGCAGCCTCGTAGAACGCCTGACGCTCTTGCAGACCGTTGATGCCGCCATTGATCCGCTTGGTGATGGTCACGAAAGCCCCCTTGTCGGCCAGGCTGTTCAGCCCTTCCTTGTGCCAGAACCAGGCCGCCGAGTTCGCCGCGTGCTCTGGCTGCTCGAGCAGTTCGGGGTGGTTGAGCAGGTCCAGGCCCAGGGCCTCACCGCAGCGCGCGTGGTTGTCGCGTCCGGTGATCTGGATCAGGCCGTGGCCGCGATACTTCTGCCCGTCGCCGTCGGCCTCGGGCGTGTTGCCCAGCCGTGCGGCCAGGGGGCCGGTGTCGTATTTGGACAGGTACTTGTCACTGCCCAGCTCGCGCACATAGCGGAACTGCCCGGACTCGTGCCCGACCTGGGCCAGGAAGGCCGCGCGGCGCAGTCGGGTGACGATGCCCCATTTGCCCATGGCCGCATTGAGCGCAGGAACAAAAAAGCCGGCGTTGCGGCCGGCGTTGGGGAAAATCTGCTGTAGCTGTCGAACGGTGATGGTCATCTTGCTTCTCCAGATAGGGGGCATGGCCCCGCGTTACACCTGCACCACACGGAGCGGCTTGTCGGTTTTCTTGGTCTTCTTGCCCTTGGCTTTCGCCTTGCCCTTCTTGCCGCCGTTGCACTCCACGGTCGTCGTCCACCCCGACTGGGTGAACACTTGATCGACTCCATCCACCAGGTACTCGCCGTCCAAGCCAGGCTTGAACCCCTGGGCGTTGATCGAGCGTTCGGCGAACAGATCAGTGCGCCCAGGCATCTCGAGGCGCACGCCGGCGGTGCTGCGGTTGAACGCTGCCAAACGCGCCTTGGCGGCCTGCTGGGCGGCGGTCTTGTTGGGGTAGACGTGCCGATCGGTATGCACCGGCGGCAGGCTGTCCGGGGCGTCGTCGTTGCCCAGCTCGACCACCTGCAGCTTTCCGGTCTTCTGGTCTTGGTGCTGGGTCTTCACCGCCTTCTGCGTGCTGCGATCGCCAAGCCGGAATTGGTACCGGTTCACGTCGGTCTTATTGATCGTCACCACCGACATGGCCTTGCCGGTGGTGCTCTGCCCGCCTTGACGCGGCATGACCAGCAGCTTGCCTTCGGCCACCTTGGCGGTGCAGTCGTATTGCTTGGCCAGGCGGGTGATGAAGTTAAAGTCGGACTCGTTGCGCTGGTCGACGCGCTCGACCTTGGTGGCCACCGAACACACCGGCTCCCAGCCGTTGCGCTTGGCGATGTCGCCAACGATCTGCGACAGCGGCACGCCCTCCCAGCTGCCGCTGCGCACGGTCTTTCCGCTGCCGCGCATGTCGCTGGCTTTGCCCCGCACGACGATGGTGTCAGGCGGGCCGGTCAGCTCGACCTCGTCGACCGTGTAGGCGCCCAGCCGGGTCAGGGCCTGGCCTTCGTAGCCCATCAGGACCGCGACCTGGCTCCCGCGCGCGGGCAGCGCCACGGCCTGATCGCGGTCGTCAATGCGCAGCTCGAACTCGTCCGACTCCATGCCGGGCTTGTCCGAGGTGCGCAGCATCAGCAGCCGATCGTTGATCAGCGCCGTGATGTCGTTGCCGTCAGCGATGATCTGATAGGTAGGTTTCATGTGAGGCTCCAGAAACAGCAAACCCCGCACGGGGCGGGGTTCGTGACGCGTAACGCTGCCTTAGCCGAACAGCTGCAGCAGCTCGACGGCAGGTGCCGCCAGGTCAGGTAGGTGGATCAGAAGACCGGCGCGGTACGGCTGCGCCTGCCTGGCCAGGTCCGGGTTGGCCTCCAGCACCGCCTCGACGGTGCCATTGAGGTGCCCGTAATACTGCTGGCAGAGCACGTCCAGCAGATCCCCGTCAGACGTTCTGCAGGTCGTTGCCATAGCTCACAAACTCCAAGGTAAAGCCCTGCTTACGCGGGATGCCGCCGGCGAGCAGATTGCTCTGCTCTTCCTCGACGCTGACCAGGCACCAGTCGCCCAGCACCTCGCCATAGCCGGTGACCAGGTTCAGCGGTCGCAGGCCTCGCCCGATCGTGCGCAGGGTGTTGAGTTGTTTCAGCCCGCCCTTGTGGTGAGGGAAGATCGCGCCCTTGAGGGTGATCTTCTCTTCGCCCAGGCCGACCGCCTGCTGGGCCACGCTTCGGCGCAGCCGCTCCTGGCCAGCCCAACGGAAGGACGCCTGCCGGCGCAGCTCGTCGAACGCGGCCGTGTCGAGGTTGAAGTAGTACGGTTGCACGTTGGGGTCGTGCGTCTGGATGATCAGCAGGTGCGGATACGGCGCCACGGCCTGGGGCTTTGGGGTTGCCGAGGCTGCCAGGCTGCTGGACGGCACGACGCTGGCCAGCGCAGGACTGGTCTTGCCGGCGAACTGGATCACCTTCGCCGAGACCTTGCTGGCCATCTGCTTGAAGGCTCCCAGCCGTTCCTGCACCTGGGAGACCCCGGACACGACACGGTTGTACGTCGACGCTACCTGGCCGACCCGGGCCTGGGCCATGTTGATGGTGCGCATCATCCGGCCCAGCTTTTCACTGGCACCCGACGGCAGAAACGGGATGTTCTGCAGATCCGTGGCTGCGCCGGTGATGTTGACCACGGCAGTGTTGAGCGGGGCCAGCATGCCGTCCGCACTCTTGCGACCGGCCTCCCCTGCCGCCACCAGACCCGACAGTGACGCCTCCAATTGCTGCATGTACGCCATAGCGATTCCTTAGACGTGGGGTTGATCGAACAGCTGGGCCGAGGCCATACGCGAGGCCGCCTCGCGGCTCCAGGACTCGAACAGTTGCCTCAGCGGGCCTTCCATCTCACGCAGCAACTGCGCCGGGTCTTTCACGTCGCCCTGCACGTCGAGCTTGATGCTCGGCGAGAACGAAAACGCTTGATCGACCTTCGGCGCCGGCGGCGGCGTCGCTGCCTTGGCAGGAGCGGCGTCGGGCAGTTTCGTCGGCGGCGCTGCGCTCTTGCTCATGTCGCGCACCAGGTCGCCCAGTCCGGCAGGCGGTTGAGGTCTGACGGGATCTGCGCCGGGGAAGCGCACCGCACTGGCTGCAGGTACCGGCACCACGAAGGGGGCTTTGGCCGGTGCCAGTGCAGGTGCCGCCGGCGCAGGCTTGGCCTTGATCGTCTCGCCCAGCTTTGGCGCCGCACCATGCTGCACGCCTGTCGCCGCTTCGGCCTTGGCTCGCGCCGCCTGCTCGGCTTCGTACTTCTCCCGGTAGCCCGGAGGCACCAGGTCAGCACCAGGGAAGCGCACCCGCCCTGCCGTCAGTGCCGGTACCACGAAGGGATCTTCGCCGCCTGGGCCGTACTGCACGCCCGGCGCCGCTTCGGCCTTGGCTTGTGCCGCCTGGGTCTGCTCCGCTTCGTACTTCTCCCGGTATCCCGGCGGTACCAGATCAGCACCGGGGAAGCGCACCCGTCCGGCCGCGAGTGCTGGCACCAGAAACGCGTTTTCAGATTCAGTGTCGCGTGGGTCATACGACACTGCCGGCGGCGCTGGCTTAATCTGCCGATCACCAGGTGGCGTGACGAGTAACGTTGCTGCAGGTGCGGCGGATGGCTTCGCCTCGGCGTCTTCTGCCTTGGCTCCTACCTTGGCCTCTTCTGCCTTGGCCTCTTCCGCATCCTCGCCGAATAGGCGCTTGCCCAGCCAGCCGCCTGCCGACTCGCCGCCAAGCCCACCGAGGAATGCGCCGACCAAACCGCCGACCGCTGTACCGATCACCGGCACCACGGACCCGATCGCCGCGCCTGCAGCAGCGCCGGCGAGCGTGCCCGCCATGCCTCCAGCGGCGCCGCCATAGCCTTCGACCTTCTCGTCCTGGGTCTTGGCATTCATCGCCACGTCCAGGACCGTAGCGCCGCCATCGATCAGCTTGGCGCCTGGCACGAACTTGCCCAGGCGCGTAACGCCATGTAGCGCGCGTGCGGCCTTGCCCAGCTTCGACACGCCGGTAAGGGCTGACGGCGCTGCAGGCGGCACGGCCGGAATCTGCGGCTTGGGCACAGGCACCTTGATCGACGGCTTGGCCTTGGCAGCAGGCCCACCAGCACCGCCCTGTCGCGCGGCGCGGCGGCGCTGCCGGCGTCGTGTCCGCCGACTACCCTTTGGACCGCCTGCAGGGCCGTTATTAGCGACCCGACTGCCAATCCCACCGATGGCATCGGCGTTGACCACAAACACGCGCTGCGGGTCGTTGGCGGCCTCTGCGGCCTCAGTCGAGGCGCCCGGTGCGAATACCTTGCCCAGCAGGCCCAGCCCGGTGTCGAGCACCTTGCTGCCGGTCTTGGGCAGGTTGATAGGCGGCCGCGCGGCCCGGTTGCCTCGACCTGCCATGCCTTCCAGGCTGCGGCCGAGCGCGATGTTGAGCACCCCACGCCCGATCTTCAACGCACTGCGCGCTGTCACGAAGGCCATCACGGCCGCCGTGACGCCGGCAATGCCCATGACCAGTGGCTGGAAGTCGTCGGCCAGGGCGGTGACCTTGCGCGCGACCAGGGTCAGTCCCTTGGCCGCCAGATCGGTGGCCGGGCGAATGGCATCGCCAATGCTGCGCATCGAATCGTCGACCGCCTGGCCCAGTTCGGACCACTGCTGTTTCGAGGTCTCGCGGCGCTCGGCCAGGTTCTTGTCGAGGATGCCCGAGGCCTTGCGCGAGTCGGCCTTGAGTTCTTCGTAAAGTCCGCGGTTCTGCCCGTAGGCGGTGAGCGCAGCCTTGACCTGCATGTCGGCGAAGATGTCGCCGGTACGCAAGGTGCGCTCCAGCGCCTCGAGCGCGGCCTTGGCCTTCTCCGGGTCGGCCTCCTTGTCGATGTTGGCCTTGGCCTCTTCGATCTTCTTGGCCTTGGCAGGATCGGTCGCCTGGACGTACTTCATGGCCAGGGCCATGGACGACTCGATGACGTTCATGCCCTTCTGCAGGCCGGTGTTCAGCGAGGCCTGATAGTCGATGCCGGCGTCCTTGTACGCCTTGACCACGTCGCCGGCGCCGATCTTCTCCATCCAGTTTTTGAAGTTGTTCGCCGCCTCGTCCGAACTGCCGGCGGTCTTCATCTGCACCTGCAGCATCGAGCCGAGCGAGGTCACCGCGTCCAGCCCGGTGATGCCGTTCTTCTCCATGCCGGCGAGCAGCTGCGGGAACCACTTGGCCATGTCGTTGGCCTCGAAGCTACCCGCCTGGCCTTGGTAGGCGATCGCCTCTAGGGCCTGCTGCATGACCTTGGGGTCGCTGATCTTGGCGTTCTGCTCGAGCGCCTGAATCATCGACGCCGTGTCGACGCCCGAGGCGCCCTGGCCCACGGCGAACTTGGCCGCCACCGGGGCATAGGACATGGCCTTGTCCAGGTCCATGCCGGCACCGACCAGCTGGTTGACCAGGTCGGCCACGTCGTTGCGCGACATGCCGGTGTCCTTGGCCGTGTCGATCACCGTGCGACTGAGCTGCTGTTCCTCGGGCTTGTTGGCGATGTCGGCCTTGATGGCGATGTCGCGGATGATGGCCTGATAATTCGCGCTGATCGTCGTCGGTACCGCAGCCAGGCCGGTGGCGACCACGGCCTGGCCGATGTTGGACTTGAGCGCGGTCTTGCCCGCCTGCAGCTGCTGGTGACCCTTGAGCTGCAGGTCGGCCGCCCTCGCCTCGCGGCCCAGGCGCTGGTACTCGCGGCCCAGCCGGCCGACCTCGATCCCCTGCCTGCGCAGCGCATCCAGATTGCCGTCCAGTTTCTTCTGCAGCTTGTCGGCGTTGGCCGACCCGCTGTCGTGCGCGCGCTTCCACTCCTCGCGCAGCTTGATGGTCTCGCCGATGGTGCTCTTGAGCACCTTGGCCTTGT